AATTGACCACCATTCCAAAAGTCAGTATCTAAAGCAATATTAATATTTTCTAGGTTTTCTGAAATAATATCCATAAGTTCTACTGTATATGCACCAACGAATTGTGAGAATATGGTACTAGCACTAGCTTCAGCAGTTGACCATTTTTGAGTTGCATAATTATAAATCAAAACTTTATCACAAATACCAGTTGTGTTTGCAGTATCAGATGCACTTGGATATAACCATAATGCTAATTGATTAAATGGATCGACAGCAGCACATATTCTATCACTAAATGCTTTGTTTAAATCGGTATCAAAAAATCTATTAACTTTTTCTGCACCGATTGGAATGACTTGGTCNCCATTGATTTCAAAAAATCCATCGTCTGCATAAAAGAATACTCTACGATTATCTTGGCAAACTGTTCTGCCTAATACAGCTCCTCTATTAGGTGAGATAACTGAAAGTCTAAATACTGTTGCACCCCCAACATAGTCCATACGAACTATTTGATTTTGTCTAAAGATATAAGAAATCTCTCCAGAGGTAATATGAGTTATCTGTCCACCAGAACCAGGTAAGTCTTGACTATCCGATTGTTTAGTTCCTGCTGCCCAAGTTGTAATATCGTTAATACCAGACCATTGTATTCTATTAGAATTATTTGTGTGATTACCGGTTACTAAGAAATCCCTAATGACACCTGAAACTTTAAATGTTGGAACAGTACCTGATGTTGCAATTGAAGATAAATCTGCAAAATTAGTTGATGTACCCATTAAATAATATTGAGGTGCATCGACACCATTACTTGCAATTACATAATTACCAAACTGAGTGAATGTAAAGTAATCTGTATTACCACCAGTCAAACTTCCTTTTCTTGATGTGAATGTTCCACCATCTAATTGGTATAAGTCTGTATTAGTTGCAACAAAGTTAAATACAGTATTAGAGTTATCTCTAAATGAACCTGCACCTCTACTATCAGAACCAATGTTGTTTGTTGAATAATTAACTAATGAAGGAAATCGTTTGTAAGATTGTCTTGCAAAATACACATTGTTAGCAACATTCGCACCTGGATTAAGATGCTCAGGTTGATCTGGTAGCCATTCTCCAAAAGGTACTTGCATTATTATCCTTAACTATTGTTAGTTATAGAAATTCTTGAGCTATCAGTAAAGGCAGCACCAACTGTTACATCGGATCTTTGTTGTAAAGGTGCATTACCATATTGATCTTCTCTGTCATTTCTGTCTAATCTTTCAAGTGCTGTTTGATACATCTTTTCCCATTGAGCTGCTTGACTTGGCTCTATGCCACCTAAAAAATTAGCAGCATGATATAACGAACCATATAAATAAATAGCTGGGTGATTTGTTAAAATATAATTTGAAGTATTTGAATCTGATAATGGATCGAACTCTTTGTAATAATTTATAACACCGGTATATGAACTAGCAGGTGCAGGTGCAAATCTAAAGTTGTCACCTATAATTGTAAATGTGCTTGGCATACCACTCATAGAGCCACCTTTGATTTGATCCATTTGAGCAGGGGTAATATATTTTAAAGCATACTTAGTACCACCATTTAAAATATAAAAATCTCTAACTTGTAAAAATCCTGTAGGTAAAGCAACTGTTTCAGAATCAATAGTAAATGAACTATCAGTTGTAATCATTTTTCTAATTCTTAATTTTGAATTAAAATCTTTTTCTGCAAGAACAATAAAATCACCAGATATTTCTGATGTTAAATCTGATCTGTTTAGCCAATTAGCAATTGATGTTTTTAAAGCTGAATAACTATTTAATGCCATTATAATTTACCTTCTGCAGTTCTGAAATATCTAAACTCATTTGAGTTTAATTTCTTTTTTAATATATTTTTTTGAACATCTTTTGGTAGTCCAAACCAATTATTAGTACCATTATATTCTTTTGCCCAAACTTGCAAAGCAATAGTTGGAATACTTGCTACTCTTTTCATATCCCTAGATTTAGTATAACCATCGTTAAGGTTAAGTAATCTTTTATTGTGTTGCAAGTGAGGTGTAATATTGACTTCTTCTTTGGTTACAATCTTACCTTCCATGTCATCTTTCATGTAGGTAGTTTTTTTTAAACCATCTATCTCAATATCTTTTTTCATCTTCCTTGACCTTTATATCTTTTTTGTTTTTTCTGTCGTTTCTCATTTTTGTTCTGAGATTTTTTATGTTTACCAGGTCTTTTTTTTGGTTTAGGTCTTGGAACAAAATGAGTAAACTTTTGTTTAGCCATTCTTAGCTAGACATTTCAGTAACTGAAACATTTGCAGTACCGATAGCAGCCATTTTCTCACCAGGTGAAACTTTAAAAAGTTCAGGTTGGTCAGCAGGTAAAAATATATCATTTGTTGTTGCAGTTGGTGTACCAGCAAAAACAATATGAACATCAGCATCAGTAGCAACTCTTACATATTCAGTTTGTGAACCAAATGCAGTTGCAGTTGCAGCAGATGAACCTGATGGTGAAACTTTTTGTGTTGTTCCAGGTCTTAAAGCATAATTCATAGCCATTTTAATCTCCTTAAATTAGTGAAGGGGGGAAGTACCAGCTAGGCAAGATCCCCCCAGAATTAATATTATCTTCTAATTACAAAAGTAACAAGAAGTTTTGCAGTTCCAGTTGAACCACCATCTGTAATCATTTCGATAGTTCCACCTTCGTCAACATGGTTAGCAGCACTTGGCTCAGATGAATCTACATCACCTGCAGCTGAACCATCATACTCTACAGTAATAGCAGAGTTAGTCATAGCAGTACCACCAACTTCAAAAGTAATAGCTGCATCAGCACCTGAAATAGCACCTTGTAAAGCAGTAATAATTTTTACTACTTTTCCACCATCAGGAATAGCAACAAAAGTTGATGAAGCTGTTGAAATATCTTCAATCTCAGCAGTTATAAAATAATCGTTTAATGTTCTCATTTTTTTATCCTATTTATTTGCTTCGTTCCGACTTTAAATAAATCTTCAAAGACCAAACAAAATTGTTGATTTAAGTATGATGGGGGATTTCTCCCCCACCACAAATTATTTATTATGAAGTAGTTAAGTCTGTAACTAATCCACTAGCTTTTTCATTTCTTGACTCAAGAGTGTACTCAGCTAACATAAATCTCTGATCTGCGTCTGCAGTCTGAGCTGGAGTTTGTAGAGTAAAATCTCTTAAGAAAGAAACTGCCCAGTAGTCCATCTCTAATACTAGAGCATCTTGTCCTACTTTAGCAGCAGTTGCGTTAGCACCTCTGATGAATCTGTTTGGAGCTACTTGTAGTGTTCCAAAGTCTGATTCATATACATCGATAGAAGTAACTAATCTTCTGTCTTCTGCTTGGTCAAATCTAGTTGAACCACCAGTAAAGCCAGATAGTTTTTGCTTATTGAAAGCACCAACCATAATCATATTAGGGTTTCCACCTTCATTGTAGCATTGTCTTAGAACTGACTTTAATTGATCCTCAGTAAATGCTCTCTGAGTACCATCTGTTCTAGCAGCACCATTACCAGCACCAGATCCACCAGCACCTGCATCGATATTTGTTTCGATCCAAGTTTGGCAACCACCTAGTTCTCTAGCAGTTGACGCATCACCAGCAACTTTAGCATTGTTAGATAAAAGAGCAGTTTCCATATCTCTTTTTAACTCTTTCGCAGCTTTTGCTACTTGGTAAGCTAACTCATTGTTTCTACCAGCAGATGTTACAGCATCATTAGTTCCTGATACTTGAACAGCTTTTGTAGAAATCTGAGTGTAGTTAGTTTCTTTAGTTGTTGCAGATTGTGTACCATAAGTAATATTAGCACCTTCAACTGCAGCATTAGCAGCAACATCAGCTAACGCATCTGTTTGCCACTGGTGTGATGTATTAGTTGCTTTTGTTTTAGCAACTCCAGACATAAAAGGTGTTTCAGTTGGAGATATTGAATAAATAATATCTGCCAAATCTTCTCTTATGCCAACTGTGTCGTATGTTTTATA